GTTTACAAAACTACAACTTCACAACACGTACCAGTGCTTCATTTAACTATGGACAAACAGCGTCAACACCATTTGCAGGGGCTAACGCTACTGATCCGAATGGTCCAATCGTTAGTGCTACACAACCAACTACTCAAAGTAATGGTAATACACTACAACAAGGCGACATCTGGGTTAACACAAGTAATTTAGATAGTTTCCCTTGGATTTATGTATGGAACATAAGTAGCCTAACATGGGTACTAGTCAACAACAGCGATCATACAACAGAAAACGGTATTGTGTTTGCAGATGCACGTTGGAACTCTACAGGTTTAAACAGTACACAAGACACAATCGTTAGTATGATGAACAGCGATTTCTTAGATTACGATGCTCCAGATCCTGCCAAGTATCCAAAAGGCATGTTGCTATGGAATCTACGTCGTAGTGGTTATAATGTTAAGAAATTTGTACGTAATTATATTAACGTACAAGGTAAAAACCCACGCAGTTGGACCAACGAAAATCAAACAAGTTACTATCCACACACATGGGTAAGCCAAGCCGCTAACCAAAGTAACGGCGCAGGCACATTTGGACGTAAGGCACAACGTGCAGTTATTGTACAAGCACTAGGTTCATTAGTTAACAGTAATCAAAACATTCGCGATGAAGATTCATTAAGCTATAACTTGATTGCTTGCCCAGGATACACTGAGCTAATTGATGAAATGGTTTCATTAAACTACGACCGCGGAATTCAAAGTTTTGTGGTAGGCGACACACCAGCACGTTTAACTCCAGATGCTACAAGTTTAAGCAACTGGGGAGCTAACACAGCCAAAGCAACTAGCAACGGCGAGCAAGGTTTAACAACTACAGATCCATACTTAGGTATGTACTATCCATGGGGTTATACCACAGACAATAACGGAAACAATATTGCTGTACCTCCAAGCCACATGATGTTACGTACAATCGCTCTAAGCGACAATGTTAGCTATCCATGGTTTTCACCAGCTGGTACACGTCGTGGCGGAATTACAAATGCAAGTGCAGTTGGTTATGTAGATTCTACAGGATCATTCCAATCAGTAGCACTAAACACAGGACAACGTGATGCGTTAGCCGCAATCCATGTAAACCCAGTGACATTTATCAATGGAACAGGTTTAGTTGCTTACGGACAGTACACACGTCAATTAGCGGCAAGTAGTTTAGATCGTATCAACGTTGCACGTTTAGTAATTTATCTACGTCGACAATTCAACGTATTGGCCAAACCATATGTGTTTGAACCAAACGATACGATTACTCGTAACGAAATCAAGAACGCGGCAAATAGTTTATTATTAGAACTAGTAGGTCAACGTGCAATTTATGACTATCTAGTAGTTTGCGACACTTCTAATAATACACCTGCACGTATCGATCGTAGTGAATTGCATCTTGATATCGCAGTTGAGCCAGTAAAGGCAGCGGAATTTATCTATATTCCAATGCGTTTAGAAAATACTGGCGCAATCAAAGGTCTAACAGCATAACGGAGAACATATAACATGGCAATAGCGGCATTATCAAATTTTACAGTACCTTTAGCGTCAGACCAAAGTGCTACATCACAAGGCATGTTGATGCCAAAATTAAAGTATCGCTTTAGAGTGAGCTTTGAAAATTTTGGCGTCAGCACACCAACAACTGAACTAACAAAACAAGTTATATCGGCCGCACGTCCTAACGTGCAGTTTGAAGATCAGGTAATTCCTATTTACAACAGCCAGATTCACTACGCTGGTAAACCAAAATGGCAAACTATACAGATCAAGCTACGTGATGACAGTACAGGAGCAGTTAGCAAACTAGTTGGCGAACAGATGCAGAAACAGTTCGACTTCTATGAGCAATCAAGTGCCGCTAGCGGTATTGATTATAAGTTTACATTACGTATTGAAATGTTAGACGGTGGTAACGGTGCAAGCACACCAAACATTCTTGAAACATGGGAATGTTATGGTTGTTATGTACAACAAGCTAACTATGAAGCTATCGATTATAGCCAACAAGGTCCAGCTGAAATTACCCTAACAATTCAAATGGATAACGCAGTACAAACGCCAAGCGGTTCTGGTGTTGGTTCAGCAAGTCCAGTACGTCCAAGTTCTCCAGGCTCAACAGCTACTGGTGGCGGCGGCGGCGGAACACGTTAATAATAAAGCTCGCTCAGGCGAGCTTTTTTATGAAGTATCGTTAACTGCGTAGTTAATGATTATAATAAATATAGTATGGCAAATATTCTCAATGGTTATCTAAGTAATAATAATACTGCTCCTGATCTGCGTGATTGGCAACATGCCGCACGACTTTTTAGTGATAATAATCAGGTATACGGTCCAAAGCAAAAGTTTCTGTTCCACGTGGCAATTAGTATCAATCCTAATGCACTAGCTACACCGGTATTAAATAATAATTACAGAACAGTTTTAGGAATGCTAGTGAAAAGCGTAACGCTTCCTAAATTTACTGCTCAAATAGATAAGGCAAACCAGTATAATCGTAAAAAGAATATACAACAAAAAATTACCTACGAAGATATCACACTTAAATTCCATGACGATAACATGGGTGTTATTAATTTAATGTGGCAAAATTATTTTAATTACTATTACGCAGACAGTAGTTCAGCTAGACTAGCAGGAGCATTTAATAGAACTGCTACAAGAAATTTTAGTTTTACACGTAGCGCCTATGGTCTAGATTCAGGCTCTACTGATCCGTTTTTTAATTATATCACTGTTTATCAAATGGCTCAAGGAACCTATGTAAGTTACAAGTTAATAAATCCTATCATTGCTAGTTGGAGTCATGAAACTGTTGATTATAGTCAAAGCCAACAGCCGCATGATAATGTAATGACTTTATCATTTGAAGCTGTAGAATACGGTTCAGGAGAAGTTGTTCCCGGTGATCCTGAAGGGTGGGGTCAAGAATTCTATGACAAATCGACCAGTCCATTAATTAATCCTCTTGCAGTTTCAGTCCCTAAAGATACTTACTCTCCTAACAATTTATTGCAAGCTGATATGACGCAAAATAATAGCTCAAATTTTTTGAACAATGCAGTACAGACTGTTAATAATTATCAAAATACCAATAGTGCTGTTCCTACAAGTCCAACAGGTACTCCGGGATTAACTACAGTACCATCAACAAGTAATACAGTAGGAAATACTAACTTCCCGGGAACATCCACCAACACAACAACAACTTCGGCTATGCCAATCACAATAAGTCCAGGCCAATAATGTCACAAACTAATTTACCAGTAAATTCTTCAACAGACACCTCAACTATTGTTAGACAATTTTTTGACAAGTACTACCAGTACCCGGTTAGTTTTCCTGCGGCAGAAATAGATGCTGTTATCGGTTACTTTCAAAAGAGAGGATTTGATCTAGATAGTGCAAGAACTATCAGCATTGTTATGTTAAATCAAGCACGTATTGATAATGTGCAGGTGTTTCAATTACTAGATACATTAAAATCTATTACTGATCTACAGCTGACACAAGTAATTGCTCAAGTATTAAACACCTACAGAGAAAATACTAGTCTATTAGGATATCGTGTTGCGGCTACAAGTAGCCCGTACGAATCTAGAAACATTTTGGTGTAAGATGTCAACCAAGTTTGCCAGAGGTAAGTTTGTCATGAAAAATCCCGAGAAGTATGTTGGGATCAAAGAACCTACCTATAGATCCAGTTGGGAATGGAGTTTTATGAATTTTTGTGACACTAATGAAAGTGTACAAAAATGGGCTAGCGAAGCAGTTAAAATTCCCTACAGAGATCCACTCACAGGTAAGCAGACAGTGTATGTCCCAGATTTTTTTATACAGTATGTTGATAAAGATAGCAGAGTTAACACTGAACTGATTGAAATTAAACCGGCTAGCCAAGCGATTTTAGAACGTGTGGGCAAAAACAAGTATAATCAAGCTCAGTATATTAAAAATCAAGCCAAGTGGCAAGCGGCTAACATTTGGTCCAAACAACAGGGTATCAAGTTTCGTGTACTTAATGAAAATGATTT